CCATAAAAACACGGGGCGGAAAAAGTACACCACTGTACTCAATCACCGCCCCGCTAACACTACGCTTTTGTCCTTCTTCAGGCCGACTCACGTAGTAATTTTATCCGATGTCTATGACATCCATATTAGATACGCGCTGTACTAGCCCTCTGCTAGTATGGCGTATTTTTTGTGCTGTGCTTACAACAAACTCTGCACTTTCTCTACTAATTTTAAAATCATTACTTGCCAGCACAGGAATAGAATGCTGGTCAATAATATCATCTATTAGTTCATCCCAAGTGTATTCACTGAAAGATGTTTCAGCATCTCCACCTGATATAACTACGCCAATACCTTGCTTTGTCAGACTGAGGTGAACGTCAAGTTCACTTAATACTGACAACGTTTTTATCGCTGACATCTGGTTCTTTCTTAAATGCTTTGATTACATCAGACGAGAACAACTTCTGGATGTTAAGCAGATACATCTGAGAAGCGTAGTTATCCCCGCCCTTTACACTCTTCTTGTAGTCAAGGTTATCAATGATTTTCTTCAGTGATTCCACGGGAAACACCAAAGTAGCAAAGATGCCATCACCGATACAAAGGTTATGGAACCAGTAGTCTGCTTCCGTAGCAGAGATGCCACTAGGCTTACCATATGACTTGTATTCGATAGCGATATTGCCGGTACGTGCCCACATATCCCTCTCTGATTTCACCTCAATCTTTTTATCTTGAAGCATATCAGCGATAAGCTTTTCACGAACCTTGCCATACTGCAAGTCCAAGTCAAACTTCTTACGGTCATTAACTTCTGGTTCCAATTCCTTCATACTACTCTTCTTTCTTTTCTGGTTCTTCTAGGGACGCCATCAACATTTTAGAAAACATATCTTGTGCGGCGGATAGCTGGTCTAGGTCAAACTTAGCTGTAGCAATTTTTCTATTCACATCACGTAGCTGTTTAACTAAATATTGTTGACCGTCTTCAAGTTCAACAAAGTCATACTCTTTACCATCTATAGTAACCATCTGCTTTTCGTCTGACATATTATACCTCTTTAAGTCTAGACAAGTTTTCGAAATAGCACGAGTTGTACCCGCGCTGCCACTCTTTACCTCGGAAGGATGAAGTTGAGTAGGGATTAGACATTAAATGAAAGTGATTATTTCGTTTTTCTGTCCTATAAAAGGCTTTGCGCCCCTCATGAAAAAACCTATCAACTGCAGAGTTGTTCGCCTTTTTACGGTTCATTGTTTACTCGTTATAATATTTATTCATTATATCAAGTCGGTCTTCGTGCTGTGCCATTTTATCCAACTCAGCTTGAACCGCCTCCATGATATCTGAATGCTCCCCAATACCTGTAGGATTATTCAGGTAGGCTTCTATGTTCATCTGATGAAGCTGTACATTTGCTTCAGCGTGATGCTTAAGAACTTGTATCATTTCCTTACGCATACGTCAACTCCCTACGCGCTAATGTCTACGATTTCACAGCTGTCAGCAGAGCAAGCAAGTGTCTGCATCCCTGTTGTGTTGTCGTCTTGCTCGTACTCAGCTAAGCCTTTCCAATCAATGTCCAGTGGCATCTTGCTCAGGAACTCATTGTATGTATCTTCATCACACTCTTGATACGGGGCTTGCTCGTATACGTGCTCAGAGCGTGGCAAAAATGACAGCCCAGAGGCAATGTCAAAGTTCTTATAAATCCAGCCGCCCACCTCAAGCCACTCGTCGTTAGACACGGAGATTGTGACTGATGGCTTGTGCTCTGACCAGTACATAGCGTACTTCTTCCAAAACTCAAGTTGCTCAATCGCTGACATGTCATTGCGAGTGATGCAGTTAGCAGGTGCTTTAATGGGGAAACTGAACACGGCATTAGCCTTGCTCCAAGCATCATCTTCCCACGGAATGCCGCCATCCATCATAAACTGTGTGAGAGGGTCTTTCTTATCGCCCCTTACTGTACGGATGTAGTGCTTGCTGTGCCGTGCATGAATACCTGAGGCAGAATCAGTAAGCTGTGAAACAGTGCCAGAAGGCTTAACACAAGTAATGGCAGCAGACTGCGGAATGCCAATTTCCTTAGCTAGCTCCTCATTAGTCTGCACTGCAATTTGCTTAAGTTCTTGCAGGGTGGTGCTTATGTTGCCGCCGTACACAGAGTCAGTACCATTAAGAATACTGTTGTCCATGATGCCAGTCATAGATACGCCTAACAAACGCTCTTCTTCCGTATTCTTTTGCCAGATACGGCGTAGGTATGGGAAGTTGGTCATGGTGGATTGCCAAGTACCAATAATAGTAGCGATGCGTACCTTTTTCTGTAGCTGTTTCACCGTGTCAGTGCCGCGTACAATAATTTCTGACAGATTACAGAACTGGTACGGACGCAGAATAATCTCACTACAAGGGTTCGTGCCAAAAGCATAGTCAGCTTCACGCCGGCCATTCTCTGCGGCTTTCCTCTGTGCCGCACCACGGTAGAACATACCTCGCTCACCGGTGCCAGACTGCGCAAGCGAAATCCACTCCCGCATAAATGTCTGCATATCCGGCTTTTCTGTGTACGCAACAGAGTTGTTAGCCATCTGCCTATGCGGGTCAGTATCGTAAAAGGCGCCGACTTTAGCATGTCGCATTCTATCGTCAGACAGGTTAGATAGGCTAATCATTGCAGAGCGGCGTACACCACCGGACACAACTACCTCACCAACCTTACACATAATATCATGACATTCTAAGCTAGACAGCCTACGCCCCGCCGCATTTTTAAATGTATCAACACAAAAACGAAACAAATCATCCAAGGGTGCCGGACCAGATGCCCGACCACCGAATGTTTTTAGTTTAGAACCCGCAGGACGGACTTTGCTCATATCCCATGTAGGAATCTCTCCTGTCCACAGTAAAGCTAGTAGCTTACGGAATGCTTTCGCCCATCCCTCTTTGCTATCGCTAACAACGATAATTTCCTTTGCATCGAACATAAGTTCTGGAATTTCGGGTAGCTTGGATATGTATTGCCGCTCCACAGAGAAGCCTACACCGGTGCCACACATAAGCACGTACATAGCCTCGTCAAATGCCTTAGCGTCGTCCACGGGCAGGTATGAGCAGTTATACCCCGCTGTGTTGTCGCGCTCAAGGGCTTTACCCGCTGTCATCATAGCTCGCATGGACGGCATTACGTCCTGATGCAGGATGGCGTTCTTTACTTCTTCATACGTATCATCAGGGATTGTGTACCCCTGATTTTTCTGTAGATTTTCTTTCATATAAGACATGTAACGTGACACAGTTTCATGCCACTCTTCGCGCCTACCCTCTTCCGGTAGCCATCGTGCATACCGAGACTTGTGAATGAATTGTTGATAATAGGTAGGCAAAGTTACGTTACTCATAGTGTGTCCTCACTTGGATTCTTTTCGGATTAATTCCCTCAACGTCATAAAACAAATCGTCAAGGTACTCTTTTACGGAATCAGATACTTCGTCAATGTCTACATTGAATTCGTCTAAATCTATTTCTGCGGCGACTACAATGTTAGCCCTTATTTTCCTTGTTGCCATTTTCCATTATACCAATCAGGCGGTCTAGGTACCACCTAGCCTTCTGCAAGTCCTCTACAGGCTTGCCCTTGTAACGATAACGCCACAAGTATTTAATAATATTACCTTGTAGATAATACTGATATCCTTCATCCGTAGCTGCTTCGATAGCATGGATGCACTCCACCCCCTGCTTATTGTAGTGCGGGGGGTGGTTTACTTCATCCACATTCTCTGCGGCTTTCTTCATGTATTCTTCGTGTCTCACGCCAAACTCCTAGTCGCAAGATGAAAGACGATTCATGTACGCGACATACTTATCGTCTTCCTGTGTGGTTGTTATTAGTCGTGTATCGTACCCTACATAAGGGTACTGATTTTGATATTCTGCGACTGCTTTCTGAAGTTCTTCAGAAGTGTCAGCTTCTATTCTGTATCTAACATTTCTTGGCATTTTCTACAACCTTTATTGATTCAGCTATTTGTTGTGCTATTTGAGGAACGATGGCGTTGCCTAGTCCTTTAATTCGGTCCACCCTGCCGGATACCCCATGAGCCACTCTACCCACGTCGGGTTCAGTTGTCCACCATTCTTGGTTGGGTTGTCTGTGTATTGCACTGCTACATCCAGCGTGTCCATTGACACCTTGCCGTTCCGTATCCTGCCGCCCTGATACCCACCCTTGTGGTCTCTGGTCGTCGGCGTCGGCCACATCCGAACCTGGTCCGCCAAGTTCGCCCCGAACTTCAGGTCGGGATTCGTCTTGCTCACTCTGCGCCCCTGCTCGTCCAGTTGCCTCGGACCCCCCGTCACATCCGTCGTCCGTGGCGTAGCCCACA